TCCTTTTGGTCAAGATAACCTATTTCCAGAAACATTAAACCAACTTTATTTCACAAGTCCTTTACACGGGGCAATAGTTGACTTTAAAGTGAACGCTACTATAGGCGCTGGCTACCAATTAAAGACGGACAAGCTAACACCACAAGAAAAATTAGACCTTTACACGTTTGAAAAGAAAATGAAGCTAGCTAAATCAGTTCGATTAGTAGCTAAACAGATTGTTCTTCATAACCGCGTATACTTCATGTTACACTTTGACGACAAACACAAGGTCAAAAAAGTAGAAAACATAAGTCCCGAAAAGGTACGTATTAACCGCGCAAAAGATTGTTACTTTTTATGTGATGACTGGGCGTCAAGAATCGACGTTTTACCCGTTTCTAAATACCACCCGTTAAATACTGACAAGTGTCAGCTTTACGCATACGAAATTGACGCTATTGGACAAGACTACTATGCGTTGCCACAATACACAAGTGCTTTAAACTTTGCATTTTTATCTGGTGAACTTAGTTATTTTGCAAAAAGTAACATTCAAAACTCTATTTTCCCAGCGTTTGCAATGATGTTCCCAAAACGTCCACAAAGCGAAGAAGAAAAGAAGGTACTACGCGACACAATAGACAGAATGAAAGGCGCACAAAACGCGGGTAAAGGCGTTGCGTTCTTTGCAAATAGCCCAGACCAACTACCAAAAATCGAAAGTATACCGACTAATTCTAACGATAAAATGTTTCAAGAAGCTAGCGGATTAAATACAGAACAAATATGTTTCGCGCATACAATCGACCCTATCTTAATGGGTGTGCGTACAACTGGATCACTAGGTAACGGCGCTGACATTAAACAAGCGTACATCATCTTTGAAAAGAACGTTGTTATTCCTTTGCGTGAAATGGTAGAAGAAGTATTTACAGAATTACTTACTATCTGTAAACTTAAAGCTGACTTTACTATTAAGAATTTCCAAATTATTAACGAAACAATCGTAGAAATAGAAGGCGACGCAAGTAAAACACAAGACGCGTTAAACGCTATGTCGCCGTTAGTAGCTACAAAGGTACTTAATACAATGACCGTTAACGAAGTTCGCGCCCTTGCAAGTCTAGCACCAATCGAAGGCGGTGACGAATTACCAACTAACCAAACACCTACAGAGTAATGTTATATTTTATTACAGAAACATACTTAAAAACGAACACGCCAATAACGGCAAACGTAGACGTAACAGACGTAACGCCTTACATTAAGACACAAGCGGATTTAAGAGTACAACCGATATTAGGGAGTGTATTTTACAACGCTTTACTTGCTGATTATAACGCACAAACGTTAAACCCAGACGAAGAAACGCTAGTGGGATTTATACAACCCGTTGTAGCGTGGCGTTCCGCAGAAGACGCTGTTTTCGGTCTTACATACCAACTTAAAAACAAAGGTCTACAAACTCAATTCGGTGATAATAGCGGTTCGGTTAGTCGTGCAGAAGTAGCTTTCGGGATGGAACATTACGCACAAAAGGCGAGTTTCTTTGAGCAAAGATTGATTAGATATTTACTAGCTAATAAAAACTTATTTCCTTTATTCACAAGCCTACAAAATAGGGACACAGATTTACGCCCACAGATTGAAAGCTGTGATTGTGTAGGAACGTGTTACGGACGTTGTGGACAGCGTTACAATGACAACGGATATAACAACCAAATAATGGTATTCTAATGAAGTCTAAACTATCCGTATTTATATTATCTACGCTTGCGATTTTATCACCAGTTAAACCACTTATTTTAGTTGCTGTTTTAGCTATTATTTTAGACACGTGTTTCGGTATCTGGCGAAGTGTAAAGAAAAACGGGTGGTCTTCTATACGTTCACGTAGACTTTCACACACCATTTCAAAAAGTCTTTTGTATTCGGGTGCTATTGTGTTCATTTTCTTACTAGAAAAGTTCGTAGTAGCTGACATTTTAGGGCATTTTATTGCTATTGATTTAGTATTAACAAAAGCGTTTACTTTTTTCTGTGTAATTACAGAAGTAAAATCAATTAACGAAAGCTATTTTAGTGTAACTGGCGTTAATGTTTGGGATAAATTCATTCAATTTTTGAAACGTTCTAAGGAACAAATAGACGAACTAAAATGAAACTAAACGTAAGCAAAATAAAACAAGTTCGTTTAGCGGACAGCCAGTATTTTAAAGAAGAAGCGCCAAAGACACAGATTTACCTACACCACACGGCTGGAAATGGTAATGCAGAAGGCGTAAGTAGATACTGGAACGGAAATGAAACTAGAATCGGAACGGCTTTTATCATTGGTGAAGATGGATTAATTGTACAATGTTTTAGTTCTAAGCACTGGGGTTGGCATTTAGGAATTGATAACCAAGACTTCGCTGTTAACGGGGCTAAATACGTCAACTTAAATAAGTTTTCGGTAGGCATCGAGGTTTGTAACTGGGGCTATCTTACTAAACGTGGCGACAAGTTCTATAATTACGCTGGCGGTGTCGTTAAACCCGAAAACGTTACGACCTTAGAAACGTCATTTAAGGGCTTTAAGCACTGGTATAAATACAGCGACGCACAAATAGAATCACTACGTCAACTTGTGGAGTATTTGTGTGATACTTACGACATTCCAAAAGAATATAACGATTCAATATGGGCAATAGATACAGACGCCTTTAAAAACGTTAAAGGAATCTTTACACATAATTCAGTTCGAAAGGATAAATCGGACATGTACCCTTGTCCACGTGTAATTGAAATGTTAAAAAACCTATGAAGTTAATATTAGGGATTGCGATTAGCGTTATTCTCGCTTCGTGTTCCGCTCATTACCACGTAATGCGTGCCATGAAAAAAGGCTACACTTGCGGTGAAACTAGCGACACAATACGTATTTCATCTATTGATTCAATTCCGTACGTTTTAAACGATTCTATTTACTTTGAAAGGGTAATAGTTCAAAAAGATACGATAGTTCGTTACAAGTCTTATAAAGTGCCTCAAACGAGATTCCAGACACGTATTGAATACAGATACAAAACAAAAGTAGTTAAAGCGGACGTTTTAAAAGTCAAGTACAAAAACAAGTACATAACAAAAACTAAGGTTAATTGGCTATTTGTTATCATTGCTTTCGTTTTAGGGTTTCTAGTTAGGTTGTCTTTAAGTGAAACTTTTCGTAGTCGTATTCAATTGTTCACTAAATTAATTAAATGAAAAAAGAATTTCGTTACCGATTAAAACCAGATGAAGCCGAAATAGTTAATCAGTACCGAGCAATAAAACGCGAAGCTAACAACTTAGGACTAGACGACAAAGACGTAAAACACGGGTGGTTAAAAACAAAAGACGCTAGTTTATTCTTTAAGAACCCCAACTTTGGAAATGGTGAATCGTTAAATTTAGACTTTGTTAAGCTACTAGAAAACGCACCTAAGCTAAACACGGAAAAAGTAAAGAGAACTAAATACGAAGGTGAATTCGACAAGCTAGTTTTTACCGATGTTCATATAGGAATGGATTCAAGCGACAAAGGTCGTAGTTTATACCCGTCCGAATGGAACGAAGACATACTTTTTGAGCGTTTAGAGAAAATGATTTCGTACACACTAACTAAACAGAACTCTAATATTTTACATATACTAGATTTAGGCGACTATTTAGACGGCTTTAACGGACAAACAACGCGGGGCGGTCATTCATTACCGCAGAACATGAGTAACCAAAAAGCGTTTGACGTTGGCTTTATGTTTAAGACTTTACTAATTACCCACCTTTCGCCATTCTACGATAAAATCTACGTGCGTAATATCTGTAATGATAACCATTCGGGGGATTTTTCCTACTTTGTTAATCAGTTCTTTAAGACTTATGTAGAACGCGACTTGAAAAATGTTTACGTAACTAATCAGACTTTGTTTATTGATCACGAAATAATAGGTAATAAATGTTTCGTAACGACACACGGAAAAGACACGCATAATTTAAAGTTTGGATTTAAACCTAAAATTGATCCTAATCAAATAAACAAAATACTAGGGTATTTAAACACGCACCAACTATTAAACAAAGGACATGAAATAATTTTCGAAAAAGGTGATAGTCATTTGTACTTATTCGATTCTTCAAGTTGTGACGTGTTCAAGTATTACAATTACCCCGCGTTTAGTCCTTCAAGTAACTGGGTCATGACAAATTTCCAGCTAGGAAAAAGCGGATTCATCCATTTTAATTACGATACAGAACAAAAAAGTATAAACGAGTTCTATTTTTAGCGTATATTTACAGCGTAAAATTAGTTTTTGTATTTAAAAAGGGGTTGCCATAACGTTGGTAGCCCCTTTTTTCATGTCCTAAAACCTAGTAAATTCAAGGGTTTTAAAATTATTTTGTAAAAAAGTAAAAAAAAATAGTTAATAAGTTTGTTTATATGGAAATATAATACATATCTTTGTAGAAACAAAAACGAAACGACATGACAAATTTAGAAATCATTGCAGTAATTAAATTACAAGAACAAGAATTGTACAACGAAGTTCAAAAGTGTTTAGAGAAATTAGGCGCACATGACCCTATTACAGATTCAGCACTTACACGTTGGGCAACTATTAACAACCTTTTAAAAACTTTGGAATCATGAGAATTACAGAAAAACAAAACGAAGCACTTGACTTATTTTTACCAATAGGTTTATTTTTAGCGGTTATGATATTCTTTATATCGACTAGACCTAATTACATTAAACAAGACAAAATAATACAAGACATTCCAGTACACGTGCAGTCACCAGTGCTAGAGAAATACGGCGAACTAATAACTAAACACAAATAAGATGAGACCATTTGAAATAACAGACTACACTTTGTCAGCTTTTAACATGAACTTACAATATTTATATGGTGACTATTGTTATGAAGTTCTTTGCGACTTTGAATGGTCGGACGAATGTAACAACGCATACACAGACTTTACAATAACTCCTTTGTCGGGTACGTTTTTTCATAGTACAAACGAAGAAGAAGGAACTATTGAAATCACGGACGAGTATAAACAATGGCTACTTGACAAAGTAAAAGAATACAGAAATCAAACTCTTTGGTTAAGTGAAGAATGTTTAGATAAAATGCAAAGTTTAGAAACAGAAGATTTTAACTACTGGTCAGATTATGGTATTTAGACTACAAAGAATGGTTAGATTCTGGACGACGAAGAACCAACACGAACACATTAGAGGAACTTTTAACGAGGAACTTTACAAAAGAATTTGTGAAATTAAATTCAATCAAAAGCTATGAAAAAATGTTTCGATTGCCAAAGGATGTTATCACTGGATCAATACACGGAAAATAAACGTATCTACGCTTTAAAGACTGATTTAGGACGCAATAGAGTATGCAAGCTATGTAACTTCAAACGTGCTGTTCAAGACCTTAAAATAGTCCGTTTAAACGAAGAAGGTAAGTTTGTGATAATTGAATTTGAAAACGTCGGACAAGTAGCCGAATATTTTAAACAAAAAAATGAGTTATGAAATTTAAACTAATTTATTACAGCGGTTCGAATGACATTCACAGCTGGATTTTTGACAGCAAAGCGCTATGTAATTGGAAGAAAAAAGAGTTGAAGACTAGAGGTCTTTGTTTATTAGGTAATTTTAGAATAGAAAAGATATGAATGACAAAAAATATATACTAATTGATTGTTGTATAGACTTGTACGAATTAGCTTATGAATATTGTAAATTGCTAAAAAATAATGGTGACTACTATAGTGTAAATATGACTACAAATAAGAATCAATTTGACGTAAAATCAGTAACAAAAAAAGAATTTAACGAAGCAATAAAATGAACGAAGTAATTACAAAGGTTCGCGAATTAATAGACCGCGATAACCTTACAGCAAAAACACGAAAACAAGAAACGGTTTACCAACGTGCCTACTTAATGCACGTACTACGATGCCAAAAGCTAACGTTTTCACAGATAGGAAAAATGTTTAACCTAGACCACGCAACAGCTATTCACCATTGTAAACAAGTAGAAATATACGTATATGACCAGCAAGAATTTCACTACATGAACGCGATAAGTGAATACTTAAAGATATTCGAAAGCAGTAAATTCTTACACGTAAACTATGATTTACTAGAAGACATTAAAAATTGTAAAAACATCTACGAATTACGATTGATCCAAAAACGACTTGAAGAAAATAAATACGAACTAGATGCAACTTTATAGATAAAAATTGTATCTTTGTAAAAGAGTTGGCTCGACACCATAAACTCTAAAGGAACTATTGAAGCCTTATAATGAAACGAAAGTCGAGCCTCGTGGATTTATAGGGCTTTTTTTATGTTTAAAAAATTAAAAAAATGGAATGTAAAAATGATTGGTATTTATTAAAAGTTGAAAGGTTAAATTATCGTAAAACTGGTTTATGTATTGCGATATGTACATATAGTAATGGATTATTTGAACGTGAAAAATACGTTAAGTATGGTGAAGATATTAAAACTTGTATTTCTCATGAGTGGATGGATTAAATTACACAGACAGATTTTAGACTGGGAATGGTATTCCGATAATAACGCATTTCGTGTTTTTATGCACCTAATATTAAAAGCTAATCACAAGGAAAAAAGATTTAAAGGAATAGAATTAAAAGCTGGTAGCGTTATAACAAGTCGCGATATACTATCTTTTGAAACTGGTTTAAGCGTTCAACAAATTAGAACATCTTTGGATAAGCTAAAATCAACCAACGAAATAACCATCGAAACAAGCACGAAAGGTACTATTATTCAAGTAGTTAACTACGAAAAATACCAAATAGTAACCAGCGAAACAACCGAAGAACAACCAAAGAATAACCAGCGAGTAACCAATAACAAGAATGTAAATAAAGAAAAGAATATTATATATAGTTTTTTAGACTCTTTAATTCAAAACGGATTTGACGAAAAATTGTCACGGGATTGGATGGAAGTTCGTAAACAAAGAAAAGCTGTAAACACCGAAACAGCGTTTAACGACTTCTTGACTCAAGTACAAAAACACGGGGGTAATAAAAACGAAATATTAAGAACTTGTGTCGAACGTAGCTGGAAAGGATTTAATCACACATGGATTGAAAAAGAACACGACAAACTATTAGCAAACTTAAACAGATAACAATGATATTAAAACAAGGCGATACGTTACAATATTTACTTGACGTAAAAGACGGAAAAATAAAACAAGGCTTAGGGATTAACTGCTACCTTGACGAACACCTACGATTCAAACCTAAACAACTAAACATAATTTTAGGACATGACAACGTCGGTAAGACTTACTGGATTAATTGGTACTTTTTAACGCTAGCTTTACAGCACAATTTAACATTTTGTATTTGGTCTGGCGAAAATCAAAAGGGGCAAATCTTACGCGACATGATTCAAATGTATAGGGGTAAACATTTTAGTAAGTTATCACATAGTCAAATATCTGGCGACCTTGCATTTCTAGAACAAAGTTTCGTGTTTATAGATAATTCAAAACTTTACAAACCCGACGACGTTTTGAGGCTGTTTAAAGATAGTGGCGCAGACGTAGGACTAATCGACCCATTTACGGGATTGGATAGGGAAATGTCATTTAGTGGTAACTACGAATTCATGAACCGAGCGCGACAATTTGTAAACGAAACGGGAATGACTATCTACATAAACACGCACCCAAATACCGAAAGCGGGCGTACTGGTAACCTATATGCAGAAGGCGAACTAAAAGGACACCTTAAAGCACCATTAAAAGACCACATCGAAGGCGGTAAGGCGTTCTTAAATAGGTGTGACGACATGATAGTTATTCACAGATTAATTAAACATATAGACCACAAGTTTAAAACTTGGGTTCAAGTAGAAAAAGTTAAGGATATGGAAACGGGCGGTAAGCACACGGGAATAGATGAACCCGTAGTATGTTCATTTAACAACGGAATAGGCTTTGAAGTTCACGGCGTAGACCCTTTAAGTAAATTTCGCGCACCAGAACCAAAACAAGCTAAAATAACAATGACCGAACAAAAGTTGAACGCTTTAAATAATAAACAATGGACATAGCACTACAGCTTTTACTAGTAAAAAGCAAACTACAAAGTATTAAAACACGTATTCGCCTAACACGTGAAGACCTAGAAGCAAAGAAGCCAAACGCTGTAGCATTTATACAAGGCGCACACGACGTAGAACTAGACTTAACAGAAATAGAAAAGACAATCTACGATCTAGAAATGGAAATGCGAATGATAGGACGCGAAATAAACTACGCCATGAAAATAAACGGACAATTAAAAGAAAAGATTAAAGATTTAGAAAACGAAAACAAATTTAAAAACTTAGACTTATGACAGATGAACTAGCAAGGGACATTTTATACAATTACCTTCAAAAAAAAATAGAAAACAAACAAGAATTACCTATCTGGGACGAAAGAATAACGACAACCTACGAAAACAACGTACTAGCTACGTGGACATTTAGAGGAATATTACAATTTTTATACAATTTGAAAGACGAAAACAATGACTAACAAAGACAAATTTTTAGAATTGGTAAGCGATGAAAACACGAATACCATACAAAGAGCAAATGAACGAATGACTAAAAACCACAAACTTGTAACTTTGTCCGCTGTATTACCCGTACTAGCCGACTTCATCGAAGACTTAAACGACCAGTTCGTCTTTAAACAAGACTTAAAACGTAAAGCTAACATACTAGCAGACGAAATACGAA